AGAAAAAGCCAAACCAGAAAACCCCAGCATGGATCCAGATGCTTGTTAGTCACATCAACACCTGTATAAGGTACGGTAAGACTGATGCCCTGGAGTTCGTGCTGGATCGTGTTTTTGGTCAGCCAACCCAGAATATTGAGGGTACGATTGAAAACAAGGTTGTGAAAGCACCCACGGATCTTTCTATGCTCTCTACTGAGGAATTACTACAATACAACCAGCTCCTGGAAAAGATCGAAAAGGGGAAAGGAGGGTAGCGTATGGCACGTTTCAAGGCTGTCACCATCCCTACATCCCTACAGGTGAAGATCGAGCTATTCAAGCGTGGATGCTTCGACTTCATAACCTGTGCTGATGGGCTGCAACACAAGAAACAGAATGAGGCTCTGAATCTGCTGACGGATGATGAGCACGCAGAAGTCCTTTATGGTGGTGCTGCTGGAGGTGCTAAATCATGGACTGGTGCTGCCTGGCTCCTGTTTATGAGCCTCTGTTTCCCAGGAACAAAGTGGTTTATAGGACGTGCTGAGCTGAAACGTATCACACAGAGTACCTACATCACATTCAAGAAAGTGTGTACCAGGTACAATGTGCCAGATGAGATCTGGAGCTATAACGCAAACCTCAATTACATTGAGTTTCACAATGGCTCACGAATAGATTTCCTGGATCTGAAATACATTCCATCTGATCCGCTGTATGAGCGATATGGATCTATAGAGTTCACAGGTGGATGGATCGAAGAGGGCGGTGAGGTGAATTTCGGAGCATACGACACCCTAAAGACACGTGTAGGCCGACATCTTAACAGGGAGTATGGCCTGAAACGTAAGCTCTTCATCACCTGTAACCCGAAAAAGAACTGGATGTATGATGAGTTTTACACTCCCTGGAGGAAAGGCACGCTGAAAGCGCACCAAGCCTATCTCCCCTGTCTGGCACAGGAAAACCCATTCATAGATCCTGACTATGTGGAGGGCTTGAAAACGACCTCTGACAAGGTTAAGTTTGAACGTCTCTTCAAGGGTAACTGGGAGTATGATGATAACCCGCTGGCTCTGTGTAGCCATGATGCTATCTGTGCGATCTTTGGCAATATCCTGGCACTCAGGACTGGAATACACTACCTGACTGGTGATATAGCCCGCTTTGGTGCTGACTATGCCAGGATCGGTGTGTGGGATGGATGGATGCTCATTGATTACAAGTGTTTCCCTGTCTCTAAGACAACGGACATCCAGACATATATCATCAGATGCCAGAAGAAATACAGGATCCCCAGATACCGTGCAATAGTGGATGAGGATGGTGTTGGCGGTGGAGTGGTTGATAACTGTGACATTGAGGGCTTCGTGAACAACTCAGTGCCTTTCGCTGGCGAGAACTACCAGAACTTACAGGCACAATGCGGTTACAAGCTGGCTGATCACATCAATGCAAATGAGGTAGGAGTGCTGGCAGACCTGGTAAGCCAGGCAGAGCGTGAAGAGATCACAAATGAGCTGGAACAGCTACAGACCTGGAAGCCAGACAATGACGGAAAGCTGATGTTAAAGCCAAAGGCTGAGATCAAGCTGGATATAGGCAGATCTCCAGACTGGAGGGATATGTTTCTGATGAGATCCTGGTTTGACTACAATGAGTACGATATACCAGACGATATAGAGCGTAGGTTAGGACTAACAACATAAAATAGTTACGAAATGGGTTTATTAAACAGTATCGCAAACGAGGTGAAAGCTGCTATAGGCTATCAGCAGAGTTTCACGGAGCTGCTGGAGGCAAAGGATGTTTCCAGGGCTGTTAGTATGATGAAAGATTGCTCGATCCAGGCTGCAAACAATCTGAGGGATTTTGAGGTTTCCACTCATAAGATCAACGAGAGGCAGGATCGTGCCGTGTATGACAAAAAGGGCAATTTCCTCCGATGGAGCAAGAGGTGGAAGATCCCCATCCCCTACCAGACTTTCATCAATGAGATAGCCCTGGTGTTCCTGTATGGCAGACCTGTGAAGTGGACGCAAATCTCTGAGGGTACTGATGAGGCTTTCCAGAAGTTCACAAAGACCCTGGAGGATATACGCTTCAATGCCGCTGTAAGGGAGGCTAAGCGTGTGGCAGGATCTGAGGGTGTTTCCGCTATCCTCTACCATGTGTACCGTGACAGTAAGACCGATGAGCCTAAGCTGCTGCTTAATGTGCTGAGCAAGAAAAACAATGATGATATTTACTACATCAAGGATCAGTATAAACGGCTGACTGCCTTTGCCTGGGGCTACTACCTGACAGAGGCTGGTAACAACACAGTACACCACCTGGATATTTACACGGCTGATAGCATCTACAGGTGCAAGCGTGCAAGTATCGGATGGGAGGTGCTGGTGATCAAGAATCCTATCGGTAAGATCCCTGTGCTGCTTTTTGAGCAAGAGGTGGAGCATGATGGCACACAGCCCATGATCGAGCGCACAGAGGCACTAACCTCTACTGATGCAGATGTGAATGATCGCTTTGCTAACCCAGCAATGGTAGCAACGGCTGAGATCCTTAACTCACTGCCTAAGGCAGAAGAAGAGGCTAAGCTGTATATCCTGAAAAACGGTGGTAAGGTGGAGTATCTTACCTGGGATCAGGCCAGTCAGAGCAAGCAGAATGAGTATGAGCGTCTGGATAAGCATATACTCAGTAAATCTTTCACTCCTAATATCGACTTTGATAACATGAAGTCACTCAGTAACCTCTCTGCTAAGGCGATCCGTAAGGTGATGCTCCTGGCAGTGATCAAGGCTGAGAAGAGAAAGGAAACCCATGATGGCTACATGAATCGACACGCACACCTGATGCTGGCTATCCTGGGCAATGTTCTGGACTATGCTCACAAGAGCCAGTATGATGCCCTCCAGATAGGCCATGAGTTCCAGGAGCCGTTTGGTGATGATGTATCAGATACCCTGAATGATGTGCTGAAACAGTTCGGTGCTGGTGGTATGAGCACCAAGACCATGCTGGATCTTTCATACCTGATAAAGGATGCAAAGAAAGAATATGAGCTTATCAAGCAGGAACAGGCAGAGAGATTGGAGCAGGAGATCAAGAGACAGCAGGAGATCAATAAGCTGGATGTGTTTGGCCAGGGAGAATAAGGAGGTGACGCTATGCCAAAGATGAAGAAACTGGAAGAGAGCAATGGGCTTTACTACTTTATTTGCCCAGCTTGCAAGAAACCGCATGAGATAGGGACTGATCCAGCTGATCAGTTCCCTGTCTGGCAGTTCAATAAGGATCTGGAGAGACCAACGATCAGACCGTCTGTAGCCGTTGAAAGCTCCTGGAGGGGTGAGCGTACCTACTGCCACTCATTTGTGACAGATGGTAAGATCCAGTTCCTGGATGACTGTACCCATGAGTGTAAGGGAATGACATTAGATTTACCAGATATAACTAAAGAATATGAGCTATG